TAGTTTGAATTTCTGATTCAAGTTCTCTAATCTGTTTCTGGTTGATAGAGATGTGAGTATTGTTTTTAGAAATGCCATTATTGAGTTTAGTAATCTCCTTTGTTAGTTTGACAAACTGACGCTCTCTTTCCTTCTCTTGTTCGATAGTTTTTTCTAAGTCCTCAAAACCTTTTTTAAGTTTCTTAGCCTCAGATTGAGCATCTTCAATCTTATTTAAACGAAAGTCTTCTTCTATATGTTGTGTACAGGTGGGACAAACCGTATTCTCCTTAAAGAACTTATGTTCTTTTGTAATGGTAGATACCTTATTTGATATCTGACCTTTGAAGTTGTTCAATTTGGACAGTTTTTTGTCAGCACCTACAAACTTTTCTTGCTCTGCAATCGTATCACGAACTTCACTTTCCAACTCTTCATTTGTAATTACATATTCATCAGTTTCTTTAATTAAATCATTAATTTTTTGTTTTCGATTCTTTACATCTTCTTTACTACGATTCTCTATCTCTTTGAGAAACTTATCTTGCATTGCAATTTTATCCTCTAAGTTCTCTCTTTTTAAATTAAGAGATCGAACTTGTTCTTTTTGGATTCTTAATTTATCTTTCAATAAGTTGTTCATAAATGAGAAGATACGAATATCAAGTAAATCTTCAATCACATCTCTACGAACTGAACTTGATAGTTGCATGAAAGGTACAAAGGTGCTACTTCCAAGTATGACTATTTGTGTAAATGATTTGTAATTAACTTTAAGTATATTCTCTTCTAATATCTTTTGATTTGATCGATCATCAGCCTGTCGATGTAAAGGAGAACCATTGACTTCAATGTCAAATACCGTTGGTTTCATTCCTCTACGAACAACATATTCTCTTGCATTTACATCGAATTCTAGTTCAACAACACATTCTTTCTCATTCACAGTATTAACTAATTGAGATTTATTAATCTTACGAAATGGTTTATTAAACAAAACAAAGGTAAGTGCATCCAATAAGGTACTCTTACCTGAACCATTATGTCCGATTATTAAGTTTGTATTTTTCTCAAGGAAATCAATTTCCGTCCAGTGGTCTCCTGTTGATAGGAAATTTTTCCACTTAATCTTCTTGAATTTTATCATTACTATTTGGAATCACAAGATCATCAGGTGTGATGACAGCATACTTATAATTATACATGCTACAGGTCTTTATGGCAAGGTCATCATCAACCTCAACAATATCCATTTTATGATCTACATCAATTTCTAGATCCTGTAACATAAGTTTATATCTTTCAGCATCATCCTCCTCTTCAAATAAGAAGAGAACTTTATCACCATTCGAGTCTTGAACAGCGTATGCACCATCGTCTCTACGATGTCTAAGTGAAAGAAGGAACATTATTCTACCTCGCAGGCTTGTCTGTACAGATCACGAAAAATGTTTTTTACAATTCCTTTATCAAACTCAATCTCTGCTTCATCAATGTAACGATTCAATATTGAAATTGTATTTTCATCTTCTTCAATATCAAAGTCTTCATTCTCAACGATTGCAAAGTTCTCAACTATCTTCAAGTCTTGAACTTCTGATCGATAGAGTTTATCAATAAACTTCTGAAATTCTTTTGGACTTGACTTCTTACGAACAATAACTTTTACAATTTTATTTTTATATTCAGTGGTATTAAATAATTTATGATTAGTATCTTCATAATATATGTTATAAAACAATTTATAAGGATTGTTAACTGGAACTCTCTCTAAAGTGTCTGTATCGAATAGGGTAAACCCTCTAGGATCATTGACATCATTCCAAAACATCTCATAAGGATTACCAAGATAGTGAATCTTACCATCACTTGAACGAGTATGGAAGTGTCCAGAGAATACATTATCGAACTTATCAAACACCTGTTTAGGCATACCATCTTCCATCATATGTCCACGAGTTGCCTTAAAACCATTGATCTCAAGGTGTCCCATTGCAATCTTAGACTTTGAGTTTTTGATTGCTTCAAGACTCTCTGCATGATTATCTACACTTATCCAAGGTAAAAGAAGAATGTCTAGACCATCAATATTAATATCAGTTGCCTTTGAATAGGTTGTAATATTATCGTAGTCTGTTAATAACAACTCTGGAGAGTTGATTTCATTTGTGTTCTTATAGTAACAATCATGATTTCCTGTGATTGCGTGAACCTGATACTTCTTCATCGGTTCAAATACAACTCTCTTTGCCCACTCAAGACTATAATAATCAATTGACTTGCGACTATCAAATACATCACCCATGTGAATGATAGTATCAACCCCTTCCTCCTCTAGCGAGGGGAAGAATACATTTTTGTAGAATAGTTCAAAATAGTCGTGTAAATGTTTTGAACCCTTACGAGCACCGTAATGGGTGTCTGTTATAATTGCAACTCTCATCTATTCTTCTTCTGTGCAATATTATCTTTAATTGTATTATACTCAGACATTGCTCCTGTCAAGGCTCCTCCTTCATCAACATGCATGACTTCATCAAACCCTGTCTTTTCAATAATTTTATTCTTAATATCTAACTGTTTCTTTTCTTTTTGTATTCTTCTTAGAAAGGCATAGTGTATAATTTGAGTAAAGTATGCAAAAGGATTCTTTGATTTGGCTGGATCAAAGTTATGAATATACTGAACACAGTTCTCAATACCGTCTGATATCATATCATCACGAAACATATAATTAACGAAGTTTGGTTTATATGACAAGTGTGTTGCTATCTTTAAAAAACATGATCCCAGATAATTAGTGATTCTAGGTTTAGGAAGATCATTTTCTTTTGCATGAGCAACTTTCTCTCGATAGACAATAAGTGCCTCCAATAATTCTTTGTTATTTACATAGTGTTCAGACTTCTTTCTGGGCATGACATCTTATTCGTCTTAACTATATTCTATTATAGCATATTTATTTTGAATGACAAGTTTATGACAAGGTGACAATTATTTCAGTTTTGAGAGGTGACGGGGTGACGAACTTAACATACTTGACAAGACCTCATAATATGTGTACAATAACCTTTGTGAGGTTTGAAGGGAATTAAGGCTCCTTTGAATCAGATTTAAATAGCTCTTCAAGAGATTGTCTTTTTTTCTCTACACTAGAAATATAACCTAATCTAGGGTCGCCAGATAATTTTACTTTACCTTTTTTACTTCGAGATGCTATGACTTCACCTTCATCAGAATCTTTCTCTTCAACATATTGTTTATAAATCTTAATAAGTTTTTGATCTCTACACTCTGTCATTGTAATTACTTTATCCATTTTCATTACAAACATATCTTCTTCAGTCATTTCCATCCAAGGAGTTACTTTGATATAACTGAGTTGGCTCATTTGATTTAAAGGTTTCATCTTAATTGGATTATGTAAAATCAAAATAGGTTCATCATCAGATTCATCAACACAAACCATCGCGAAGATTTCTTCTCCGGATACAAGTTTAAGAATGCTGTAGAATTCGTCTCCCATGTTACTTTTTGAATGAGATGTTGATGATATCATAATTAAATTTTTCATAATTGTAGATTTTGAGTCTTTCAATTAGATGATTCAAAGTGTAGTTTCGTCTTGATTTATATGTTGCATCATCTGCTATGTCATACAAAGTTGCTTTTGTTTTGTTATTACCCTTACGAAGAACACGACCTATTGATTGTAAATTCCGTATTCTTGATTTAGAAGGTGAAGCAAAAATGATGTTATGAAGATTTTTAATGTTAATTCCCGTGGAGAAAGTTCCATATGATGCAACTATGATGGCATTGTTTTCAAGTTCAGTAATTTCACGAACTGTTTCTCGATCTTCTGCGTCAACACCTCCATGAACAAAAAAGGTTTGACGCTCTTCAAGTCTATTACTATTTATCAGGTCAAATAAAACTCTTCCGTGACCTTCGACTCGTGAAAACAGTATAAGTGTATTGCCTTTGAGATCAAGTGCTAAGTTTCTAATAAATTTATTTCTCTTTTCATTTGTAATAATAAACTGTATTTCATCTTCAAATGTTTCAAACTTTTGCGGTGGATGTTTGAGAAGTAATATATTAATATCAAGTTTTGCAACATGACCTTTGGTCATGAGGTCTTTCGTCCCTATAATTTTGTATG